GATCTCTGACGAACAGATTCCTCGACTCCATCGAACTCACCCCTCCCGAATCTAAGATTTCACACCGAACTCGAAATCGAGGTCCCCGGAACCGTCGGGCTGAACTCGACGAAATCTGTCTCGATGTCGCCTCAACGGGCGACGTATCGGGCCTCAGCCTGGGACACATTATGACAAACGATAATGATTTGCATTTAGCCCGATTTTACATAATGCTCTTGCCACATTATGACAAACGATAATGGTTATCATTTGCGTTTAGGCCCGGATTTTGCATAATGCATCTGCCACATTATGTTATCCGGGGGCACACCTTACATAATGCGCGCGCGCGCGTTGCAAGTTCCGTGCCAACTAGCCTGTTTTTGGCGGAAAAAATAAAATAATCTTTTTACGTTATTATGTAAAATCAGCCACATTTGCCGTAGCTATGCGCTATAGTATCCCTACTGCGCTGTTGCAGGGTTTGCAAAATCTAAGGTACGCTAAAATGGCTAAAAATCCCACGGTTGCTGTTGTTGCCCCGGTTGTTGTTTCTGTGCCACACATCCAGCTTACTGGTGTGGTGCCCACCTACAAATCTGGCACGGCGCGTGCATTGTGGTTGGCCCGGTTGCAGGATTTTAACAATAAGCCGGTGGCAGAATTTGTTGCGTCCTGCACACAAAATCCGCCTAGCCTGCCCACCAAGGGCAAATCTGCCGGTGTGGTAGAATCCCCACAGGGTTGGTTGCGGTGGTTTGCAAAATCTGCACAGGGCGTGGCCGTAATCGTTAACCTGTAACTAACAATAGGGCGCGCACCATCGTGGTGCGCGCCTTATTTTTATTTTATGGACTTAACATAATGTGGGACATACATTATGACAAACGAGATCGGACCACTCTGTATCTCTAAGCGTGCGTCAGCACACTCTGTCTCCCTCTCCTTCTCTCTCTCTATCTCTTACTCTCTCCTCTCCTTCTCTCTGTCTCCTCTCTTCTCCTCCGGTCTTCTCTCTTACCATCAGCTTACCCCTCCCCCCTCTATGTCCGTAAATTCACAATTACAACTACAATCACCGGACCCATTCAAAATTTCCCAGATCTAGAGCATCTGTGATCCCGGGTGTTATCGGGCTTGCATTCTCGGCCGCCCTGCTGTATATTCTCCTCATGACTGACCAACTCCCCGCCCGCTTCTACGACGGCCCCCCGATCGAGTACGACGTCACACGTCTCGAGAGCGTGAAACGCTCGACGAGACGCTCCCTCAACGCCGTCCACGACTCCTTCGACCTCATCGGAGGGGTCCCCCGTCTGGCCGAATGGGCCGATAGGAACATAGGTGAGTTCTATACGAAGATATGGGCTCGCACCATCCAGGCCAATCAGGCCGTGGAGCACTCCGGAGAGATTACGATACGCGCCGCCGTAGGACCAGGCCCCCTCGACGACATCATCGACGTCACGCCGTGACCGAACTAGTCCTCCCGTATTCCCCCCGCCCGTTCTTCATCCCATTTCATCAGCGTTCGGCTCGCTACGCCTCCATCGTAGCCCACCGACGGTGCGGGAAAACAGTCGCCTGCATCAACGACGTCGTCGCCAAAGCGCTCTACAACCGGAAAAAGAACCCACGCTACGGATACATCGCCCCCACCTATCGGCAGGGGAAGGAGATCGCGTGGCAATACCTCAAAGACGACGCTCGGCCAGCGATTAAGAAGATCAGGGAGTCCGAGCTCAGCGTCGAACTCGTCAACGGAGCCAAAGTCTCCATCTTCGGTGCAGACAATCCGGATTCACTGCGCGGACTCTACTTCGACGGAGTCATCTTAGACGAATTCGGGGATATGCGGCCCTCCATGTGGGGAGAAGTCATCCTCCCGACGCTCGTGGACAGACGGGGATGGGCAGTCTTCATTGGGACCCCCAAGGGGAAGAACCACTTCTATGAGATCGTCAAGCGCAGCCAAGAAGAGGAGGGCTGGTACTCCTCTATACTATCTGTTAATGATACGGGTCTGTTCTCTGACCTCGACATTGCTGACTTTCGCAGGCAAATGTCGGATGAGCAGTTCAGACAGGAATTCTTATGTGACTTCACTGCCGCAATCACTGGAGCGTACTATGCCAAACTCCTCGAATCTCCCGTGGCCGGTCCAGCGTACGATCCTGATCTCCCGGTCTTCGCATCGGCTGACCTTGGCTATACTGACTCGACTGCGTTCTGGTTCTGGCAAGAATACCCCGACGGAGAGTGCCTCATCGACTACGAAGAAGCCGACAATCAAGCTCTCTCCTACTACTTTGACCTCCTCCAGTACAAGTCATACAAATACGACACCATCTGGCTCCCCCACGATGCGGTTGCGAAAACTCTACAGACCGGACGATCAACTGTAGAGCAGTTTATCCATGCGGAGTTCCCCGTACGGATCGCTCCACGCTTAGCGATCCAGCACGGGGTGGACGCCGCCCGAAAAGTGATCCCGGGCGTCCGGTGGGACCTGGAGAATCCGCGGGTTCTGCAGGGACTCGATGCTCTACGGAGCTATCGCCGTAAATACGACGAAATTAAGAAGATCTATCAAGACGCCCCCTTCCACGACTGGACATCGCACTGTGCGGACGCATTTAGGCAGTTTGCACTCGTGTCGAAACGTGCTACAATTGCGGCGACCGAGGCCCCGTCGGGTCCTCCCAGCTACGGCTTCTCCCTAGAGGATCTCTACTCATGCCAGCCGAAAAAGACTCTGAGGATCTAGGGAAGGCCTCATACTGGCAAGACGAAATCGCTGCCGGCGAGAAGGCGCTGGAGAAGTTTCGGAAGCAGGGTAAGAAGGTCCTCGAGCGCTTCCAAGACAAGCAGGAAGACTCAATTCAGACCCTCCAGTCTCTGAATCTGTTCCACTCGAACATCATTACTCTGCGGAGCATGCTCTATGGACAAACTCCCAAAGTGGACGTTTCGAGACGATATGAGGACTCTTCGGACGATGTTTCACGAGTGGCAAGCGAAATATTGGAACGTTGCCTCAACAATGACGTCCAATTTAGCGACGATACTTTCTCGGAAGCCCTCCGATCGTCGCTAGACGACTACCTCCTCCCCGGACTGGGACAAGCGAAGGTCCGCTATGAGCCGCTGATCGGCCCGGACCCCGTCACCGGAGAGGAGACGATCCTTTCCGAGACGGCCCCGACCGATTACATCCACTGGAACGACTTCTGCTGGTCCCCCGGCGCTAGGAGATGGGGAGAGACTCGTTGGGTCTCCTTCCGCACCTACGTCAGTAAGGAAGAGGCCGAGAAGAAGTGGGGCAAGGACGTTGCGGAGTCTCTGAGCTACACGCACACCGCGACGAATAAAGAGGACAAGATCTCTTCCTCCTACAGCGAGGACAAGAATACGCAGAGTCAAGCGTGCGTATACGAGATCTGGTGCAGGACGTCCAAGCACGTCTACTGGTGGTCAAAGGGCGTGGAAGAGCTCCTCGGAAAGAAGGAGGATCCGCTCAAGCTTCACCAGTTCTACCCGTGCCCTCAGCCGATGCTGGCGAATCTGACGACTCAGTCGCTGGTCCCCAAGGCGGAGTACACCTTCGCCCAGGACCTCTACCTGAATATTGACACGCTGAACACCCGCATTATGATGCTGGCGAAGGCGATCAAGGTCGTGGGTGTCTACGACAAGTCCAGCGTCGGCGTTCAGCGGATGCTCGGAGAGGCCACAGAGAACGAGCTGATACCGGTGGACAATTGGGCCGCATTCGCAGAGAAGGGCGGCATCAAGGGGCAGATTGACTGGATGCCGATCGAAGAGATCGCGGCGGTCATGCAGCAACTCATCAGCGTCCGCGACCAGACGATCCAGCTGCTCTACCAGACCACCGGGATGAGCGACATCCTCCGCGGGTCCTCGGATCCCCGAGAGACGAAAGGCGCACAAGAGCTCAAATCTAAGTTCGCGAGCGTCCGCATCCAGGCGATGCAGGACCTCTTCGCCAAGTTCGCGTCCGATCTGCAGAAGATTAAGGCGGAAATCATGGTGCGGCACTTCCAGCCGCAGACTTTGATTCTGCAGTCCAATATCATGTCCACCACGGATGGGCCGATGGCCGAGCAGGCGATCGCTCTCCTGAAGGAGCGCGGCGTCGCC